CACCGCTGTGCCGCTGTACGCTAGGCCGCTGTCCACAAAGAACGCGCCGGTGGTGACACTGCCGAAATTGAACGGCTTCATCTGCTCGACGTAGCGCTTGGTCACGCCGTTAATCGTGCGCTTTACCACCATGTAAAGCTCATCCTCGCCCGTCTCTGACGGCAGGGTCGCAACGCTTTCGACAACCGCCTGGCCGCCGCTGAACGCGCCGCCAATCACATGCTTGTGGAATGCCACAACCTCTTCTTCGCGTCGGTATGTCATGCCGATCAGTGTGCCGTCGGCGCGCACCATCCAGACGATGCTGTCAGGCTCTTGCTGGTGGGCAAACTGCGTGATGCCACCCTTGGTGATATGCTCGGCCAAGATCGACATGTCAGGCGCTTGGTAGGCGTCGGCATTGATGTCGCCGACGTACTTGAATTCCCTGATCTTACGATTGCCGCGCTGCAGAAACAAGGTGACATCGGCCACCTGCACAGGCTCAACTGCGGCCGTGCCATAGTTGGAATACTTGCGGATCAGCGTGGTGGTCGGCGTGATCGGTCCATCGCTGGTGGCGGTCACGACGTACTCACCGCCGGATGTGCCGAGCGTCAGCACGCGGGTGGCCGACAGATAGCGGATGGCGTTTACCTGGTTGGATGCGATCGTGTAGATCAGTGCATCATCGGCGGCCGTGCCGACCGTGAAGTTGAGATAGCTGCCGTTCTTGCTGAACCACAAGGTCTGCGGGTTGTTGTTGCTGTTGCCGAATACCAGCCGTTGCTCAAAGAATGTGACCACACTTGGGCGGTTATCTGTGCCGCTCAAGGCAGGGGATGGTGTGCCTAAGATCGTTGCTGTAGCCAGCGTCCAGGCCGCAGAGCCGGTGCGGGTCAGAACGCGGATGTCGTAGCTGGGATGCACGATGTACATCGTGTCGGCCGACTGCGCGTAGCGCAGGGCAAATAGATCGCCTTCAAGGTAGGGCGTCGAGATCTGATAGATCTTGTCGGCCGTGCCGCCAGACGTGAAGGCGGTAAAGGCGGTCGTGTTGATTGCAACGCCGAACAGATCTTTCAGCGTGAACGTGTTGGTTGTGGCGTTTGCAACGATGAAGTTGCGGTCATTCAGCTGCGTCATGCCGCCGACGCCGGTGATGTAAATCTCGTCGCCGTCGCTGAACCCGTGCGTCGCAGATGTCAGCACGCCAGGGCTTGCCTGCGTCACGGCCGTGATTGTCTTGGCCGATCCGGTCAGAACCTGCTGACCGTTGCGGTACACCCGCATCGTCTCAGGTCCGAATTCCAAGATGTAGGTGTCGCTGGTCTTAAACTGAAACGGAATCAGACGCGCCTTGGCTGCGCTGTTCTTGACCTCACCGAGGAATTCAGTGCCAGGGCGGCGGGTGACACCGCCGTGCGGCATGCAGATCATGTTGGTCAGCGTGGACAGACCCTGCCGGTATTTCTCCAGCGTGATCTGGCCTTCCAGCCGTGGCGAGATCTCGCCGGCCGTGAATGAGCTTAGGGCCGGTGCTGAACGAGCCATCAGAACCTCGAATCGATAAAGTCGCTGGCCTCAATCCTCTGCGGCGCACCTTCGGTGGCATCAACAAAACGGGCCTCGCGCATCTTCTCGTCGTAGATCGCCGTCACCAGCTGCACGACAGTGGTTGATCCGGTGACCGCGTAGGCGATCTCAGACGCCAGGCGCGCCGACAGAGCCTCGACCAAGCTGGCATCGTATTCCTGCGGATCGGTCACGCGCGCAATATATTTGATCTGAGCGGTGCCTTCGTCCGTAAGAAGCTTGCGCCCCTCAATCACGAACACTGGGCCGCCACGGTTTGAGAACATGTTGTCCTGCGGATAGGACAGAGATCCATTGGAGAATTCCAGCACGCGCAAGCAATATGGCTCGGTCGGCAGTGCATATTGGTAGGTGTAGCCGAATGCCGGCGCTTGGGTTTCTTGGGCCAGCGCGGCGCGGCGGATCAGGCAATTCCATGGGTGGGAGCGGAAGACAGCGTCGCGCGCTCCTGCATAGCGCTGGTTGACCAGGCGCCCTGCTTTACTGTTTTCATCGAAACTAGAGATGTTCGAAGCCCCGATCATGTTGAGCGCATAGTTCGCAATATCAACTGTGCTGGTCATCGGTCGCCCCTTTGAAGGTTAAGGGGGCAGTTGCCTGCCCCCTCAGTTTATCAGTCGATCGAGTACATGATGGTCAGTTCGATCGTGCCGGTGGCCGAGGCCCCGCCCAGCGTCACAGTGACAGGCTGGCCGTTGGCGTTTGCGTCAATCTCAGATCCCGAACCGAGAGCCAAGGTCGCCACAACTGCAGTCTTTGCAGCCGACGAGGTCGAGGTCGCCGCCAAGTAGGCAGCGGCCGACAGTGCCACAACGGTGCCTGCGGCGTTGTTGTGTGCGCCGTAACCAACCGACAGGGTGGTCGAAGCGCCAAGAGCGTCGTTTGCCAAAAAGCCAGAGATGAGACGAGCGTTGTCCGGCAGGACAAACATCTCGACCACATCGCCGGAAGCCAGCGAGGACGCCTCATAAGTGCCGTGCGCGATACGAACACGGCCACCAAGCTCGTTGGCCTTGTTCTTAACGGTCGGGGTTGCACGGGCGTTCGTGCGTTGCGCAGAATAAACGGTAGCCATTTGCTTTTCTCCCCTTATTCAGTGCAAAGGACTTCAACGACCTTCTTCTCTTCCATGCGGGTCGACCCAAGGGTCATCGCATAGTAGATTTGGGTCGCATACGACTTGTCAGCACGCTCATCGATACGAGCAACAGGCTCACGCCCGATTGCCAGCTTGATGCCGTCACCCGCAAAAGCGATGACGCGGCGAGCCGAAGAACCATCAACGCCCAAGCGGTTCGAGACGATGAAGTTGAAACCAACAAAGCTGTTGATCTCACCCATAGCCAGGGCCTTAACGGTGTTGAAATCCGACGACGTGACAGTCGTGGAGTTCAGCAGGTTCGTGATCTGCTTCGGCGACACCACAATGTAGCGCGGGATCGACGGGTCAACATCACCAGCATCCAAGATTTCCTTGGCCGAGATCAGCTTTGCAAGCGTCAAGCCAGTGGCGCCAGCGGCGATCTGGTTGGTGGCGGTTGCGAAAGCAGTCGAGGTGCTGCCATCTTTGCCGGTCAGCGCAGTGCCCAAGGCAGCAGCGATGATGGCGTCGTCCATGGCACGGCCCATAGCGGCTGCAGCAGCGCGCGAATAGGTCGAGGTGGGATCGACAAGCAGGCGCACCTTGTCTTGATCGTCAATCAGGTCGGCGTATTCGTAGTCCGACATGGTGACCATACGACGCGAGTGCGGCGTTTCGATCAGGGGGGTGTCTGCGTGGCGCGAGGTACGCAAGACAGCAGCAGCGCTGCCGACTTGGTCGAAGAAGGCTTTTTCGCCCGTCACGGTTTCCACATCAACTGCATTGCGCAGCAGCGAACCCATTTGCTGAGACAGCATTTGGATGTTCGAGGAAAACTGAGAGACGAATGCCGTAGTGATTTGGGTAGACATGTGTCTTCACTCCAACAAAGGTTTCAGGGTTCTTCGCTCGATTATCCCATGCGGGGTCGGGCTTACTGCTTGGGCAGTCAATCCGCCTGTCTCACAAGCTTGGTGCGCGGGTCCGGAGATTGTCCGCTGCATCACATGTACTCTCTGAGGCGCAGCGCCTCATCAACATACGCACGATGCTCAGGGTGGAATTTATCCCAATAAGGGGTTCCCTGTCTAGTCATCTCAGAAATCTTATTCTGAGCCTCGGCAGGCGTCATCACCAGCTCGCTGGCGTCGCCCAACAAATTGTCCTCGCCGATCTCTTTTCCGAGGTTGGCAAACATCTTCACGATCGCCGGATGATCACCGAGCAACCGCCCGTCGGCCAGCTCGACACTGTCCAGCAAGTCGGTGTTGCCCAAGAAAGTCACGGCCGCCTTGTGCGCCAGCTGCACCTGCTGATCAAAAGCTTGACCCCACTCTTGGCGCAGCTCTTGCTCGCCGGCATAGCGCACCGCATCGGCGCCCTCTTCCATGGCAGCACGCGACTGCGTCACAGTGCCTTCCAGAAACTGCGCGATCCGCCCAGCCTGCTTGCTATTCAGCCCAGCCTCAAAGGCAGCCGTGCGGAAAGCCTCGATCTCAGTGTCGCGCATGATATCCGCGCCGACCTTGAAGTCATAGCCCTTGGCGCTGTCAGGCGCGCCCAGCCGCTTGTAAACCTGCCGCCACTCATCATCGGTGGCAGACTTACCTGGCAGCGGGATCTTGTCCGCGCCGATCATCCGCTGCGCATGGACGTAACTCTTGGCCAGCGACACGGGGTCTGTGAAATTGCGCAGGCTGGGTTCAGCCCGCAAATCCTCTGGCAGGCTATCGAAGAACCCGACAGATGCAGCCGGAGCTGCGCTTGCGACTTCTTGAGATCCAGTATCCTGGGTTGTCTCTTCGCTCATGTATTTTCCCTCATCCCACCTTCCGAGAGCATCCTGATGATCAAAAGTACAGCGTCACGCTGCCCCTCTTTGAAGGCGGAATAGTGAGGATCACCAGGAACAAACGTGCTGGCCTCAAACGCAAAGCGCGACTTGAGATCAGCTAAAACCTTTTGGCCGTCTTCGGTGTTGAAC